TGGGGCGGCGCCGTCCCCGGCTCCTGGTGGTGCTCAGAGCGGTTCTGCGGCTACTGGTCAAGGTGCCCGCTCGGGGGCGCGCGATGACCCCTCTCGCCGCCGCCCGCCGCGAGCGCGGCCTGACGCAGCACGAACTCGCGAACCGCGCGCGCGTGAGCGAAGACACCATCCGGCGGCTCGAACGCAGCGAGTACACGCCCGTCCGGAGCACCGCGGAGAAGCTCGCCGGGGCGCTCGGGCTCCCCGTCGGCGCGCTGTTCGACGAGGCCGCCGTCAGCGTCCCAACCCGCGCGCGCGCCCCGCGGCCCGCCGCGCCGCTCGTCGCCGCGGCGCCGGTCGTGTCCGTGCCGGTCGCGCCCGTGTCGTTCGCGGAGCGCTACCGCGAGTACCTGGCGACGGAGGGCATCGACCCGCTGGAGCTGTTCGACGCCGCCCGAGAGTGCCGCCACGGCGAGATGACGCTGCCGGGACAGCCCATCCCGACGTGCGGCTGCTGGGACGACTGGGGGGCGGCGTGATCGAGCAAGTCCGTGCGCAAGACGTCAAGCCCGGCGATCGCGTTCTTGGCTTGGGCCGCGTTCAGAGTTACTCCGAGGGTGGCGTGGGCAGTAACCGGCAGGTCACCTTGTTCGGTGAGTGGGGATGGCGGCTATCGCTCCCCGTAGGCAAGGGTCGATGCGACGTAATGCTCGATCGCATGCCTTACATAGTGGAGGAGCGAGAGCGTGACTGACCCGGCGACGCTCATGGGCCAACTTGACGCTGATGCACGTGCACTCGACGCCGTCGGCCGCGAACTCGGCGCGAAGCTGAAAGAACTTGCCGAAGTCGAAATCGCTCACCAGGACGCTTACGACGCCGCGCTTCTCGAGGTCAACGAGTCCTCGAAAGAGAAGCGCGAGGCGAAGGCTCGGCTCGCGGTGCCGGTCGAGCTCCGAGGCCGGCTCGCCCGCCTACGCCGTGAGGTTGAGGCGCTGAAGTCCTATGCGCGCATCAAAGGGGACACGATGAGTGGCCGCCAGTCGCAGTTGAGCGCGCTGCGTGACGAAGCGAGGGTGGGATGAGCGCGAACCCGAACGGGCAGCGGATGCCTCGCGCTGAGCGTCACGCCCAAGTCGTCGCGATGAAGGAACGCGGCATGACGTTCAAACAGATCGCGGCCGAGCTGGGGCTCAGCAGGTCCGCCGTGACGGACGCGTACTACGACCCGGCGGGGGAGAAGGCGCGCGCGCGGAAGGCAGCACGCAACGGCACCTGCCGCGACTGCGGCGCCCCCACCAAGAACAGTGGAGCGGTGATCCCGCCCGAGCGATGCCGGGCTTGCGCCGGAGCGCACCAGCGAGCGATGACGCGCGCGTGGATCATCGAGTCCTTCCACGAATGGGAGCGACTGTTCAGCGTCCCGCCGAACGTGACTGACTGGAGCCCTGCGCACGCGCGAGCGGCCGGGCAACTCCGCAAGGTCGCTCGCCACGAGTCGACCGACCGCCCGTGGCCTGCTGTGAGCGCGGTGCAAGACATCTTCGGGTCGTGGAACGCCGGGCGAGCCGCCGCCGGCTACGACACCTATGGACCCGGGCAATACGGCCGCGACGGCGAACTACCCGACGTGATCGCCGACACCGCCCGCCGCTACCTCGCCGGGATGAGCTGCCGCGAGATCGCGACCGAGGACGACGTTAGTACAAACACCGTCGAATATCGGCTCGAGAAGGCCGGGGTGCCGCGCCGCACGATCAGCGAAGCGCACCGCCTCCGCCGCGAACGCGAGAGGGCCGCCGCATGAACGACAAAGACCGCGCCGCTCGCGTGCACGCAGACGCGGAGGACCACCGCAACGAACGGCACTGCGCCCGCCGGCACGAGCAGGCCATCCGCGACTCCGAGCGCGAGCAGATGCTCCGGCGGGTGCGTGACCGCCTCCGCGCCGTCGGCCCGGTGGAGGACCCCACGCTCGCAGTCGACCACGACGGATGCACCGGATGATCGCGCTCGTTTCAGGCGCATCGCGGACGCTGAGCCGATACGCGGACACCGGGGCGTTCGGGCGACTCATCGTCCCGGGCGCCGGCAACAAGCCAGAGGGTCCGCCGACGCTGCCGTGGGCCGCTGACAACGGCGCCTTCACCGGATTCAACCCCGGCGCGTTCCTGCGGATGCTCGAGCGAGTCGCACCGCACCGCGAGTCGTGCCTATTCGTCGCGTGCCCGGACGTCGTCGGCGACGCGGCGCAGACCGACGAGCTCTACAGGACCTGGGAGCCGGTCATCCGCCGCTACGGGCTGCCCGTCGCGTATGTCGCGCAGAACGGGTGCCGCGGCATCCCCGAGGGCGCGGACGCGCTGTTCATCGGCGGAAACGACGCGTTCAAGGAAGGCCCGGATGCCGCGGCGCTGATTCGGGACGCGCGCCGGCGCGGCCTGTGGGTTCACGTCGGTCGCGTCAACACGCTCCGGCGCTACCGCCGCTTCCAGGCGATGGGTGTCGACTCGGTCGACGGAACGTCGCTGTCCCGGTGGCCGGACCTGTACTTGCCGCGGTACGCGCGTCGCGTCAACGGCACCCCGACCCTGCTGACGGAGGCTTGATGATCCTCGTCGCCCTGTGGCTCGCAGCAATCACCGCCGCGAACCTCATCACCGCTCACTACGGACCCGAGGCCAGCATCTACGTAGCCTTCGCGCTCATCGGCCTGACGCTCGTGCTGCGCGACCGTCTCCACGACCTGTGGCGTGAGCACCGCGCGGTGAAGATGGGCGCCCTGATTCTCGCGGGCTCCGCGCTCGCGTTCCTGGTGTCACCGGACGCCGGCCGAATCGGGCTCGCGTCGGGGTTGGCGTTCGCAGCTGCGGAGACGGTGGACGCGCTCGTCTATCACGCGGTTCGCCACTGGGCGTGGCTGGAGCGGTCGAACGTGAGCAACTTCTTCGGCGCCGCGGTGGACTCGCTCGTGTTCCCGACAGTCGCTTTCGGCGGCTTCATGTGGGCGGTGACGGTCGGTCAGTTCACCGCGAAGGTGGCGGGTGCCCTGCTGTTCACGCTGGTGTTGCATCGCGCGCGGGAGACGGCGTATGCCTAGCGCCGAGACAATTCACGTCTGGATCTGCCGACACTGCGGCAAGCGCTCCTACGCGAAGCGCGACCCCATCGCGCACGAGCGCCGCGTCTATAGCGACACGGACTACGGGCGCCGCGCGGACTTCGTGTGGTGCGGCCCGTTTGACCGATACGTCGCGGCGCTCGACACGGAGAAGCCGCAGCGCGACGCATCCAAGATGCCGCACCTCGGGCAGCCGTCGCGTCCGCCCGTGGAGCACGAGGAGGATCCGAACGCGGGGATCGAGGTGCCGTTCTGATGCCTAGCGCCGAGACGATGCTTCGAGCGACGGAGGCGGCCCGCCAGCGCGAGCACGGGACCCGGGAGTCCGAGCGACTCGCCCGCGCCATTCGCGCACTCCTGACCCTGATCAACGCGGAAGGGCCGAGGTCGGCATGAGCGAGCTGCAACGTCACAAGCCCCTTCGTGCCCGTCCACGCGGGAAAGGGAACGCGGGTGAGCGAGAAGTCGTGGACATGCTCCGCGCGATGGGCTGGACATCAGCTCACAGGAATTTCGGCTCAGGTTCGCAGGGGGGTGGAGACATCATCGGCGGTCCACCCGGTGTGCATATCGAGTGCAAGCGTCGCGAGCGCTGTGAGATTTGGTCGTGGATCGCGCAGGCCGAGGCCGAGGCGCGACCGACTGACCTTCCCGCGGTGTTCTTCCGACGCAATCGCTCGCAATGGTACGTCGCCATCCCGGCTGACGAACTGCTCGCGCTGCTGAAGCTGAGGGAGGCCGCGTGAAGACCGACACCGTCGACGGCGCGCTCGCCCCAGCCCTCACCAAGTGGGACCTGTGTGTCCTCGCCGCCACCCCGCTCGAACCTGAGCCCTGGACCATCGAAGCGCTCCGAGCGACCTGGCTGAGCACGTGGCGGATCGCTGAAGCCCTTCGCGAGGAGGACGTCAAGTACGTCCGGCAGACACTCCGCGGCCTCGAGGACCGTGGGCTCGTCAGGTCATCACCGCACTGGGAGCTGCACAGGAAGCGGTGGCTCCGAACGCGCGAAGGCGACCGCTACCTCGAGAAGGCGCAGCCGTGACCGACTATCCGCTCATGTGGCGCGTAAAGGTCATCCGGCCCGAGTGGTTCGGGCGTCGCTGTCGCATCGTCATCCACGGCAATCGCGGTAACCGACTCATCGAGTTCGAGAACGGCGAGTGGGTCGTCTGTCCTGGGACATACCTCAGGAGAGCACAGTCGTGACTCCCGAGGACCTCACCGCGCAGTTCGACCTCGTCACGTGTCCCGACTGTGGTGGCCGCGGGCACCGCGACGTCGAGCGCGCCCGCGACGTCATCCGCCGCTTGTGCCGCGCGTGCCGCGGCAGCGATGGCCGGTCGACGGGCCGGGTCCTGCGCGGCCTCCCTCCCGGCGCCGCGTACGACGTCGTGCTCACGTACGGCGAGATCGCCGAGTCGAGGGCGGTGCGGGCGTGAACACCGTCCGCGACTGCAAGTGCGGCCGCCGGCTCCTCATGGAGCTCAACGAGGGCACGTGCCTGCTCTGCGGGCACGGGCACGTCGCCACCGGCCCCGCGTCCGCGTACGCCACGAGCCGCACCCCGCGGCTGCGGCGGCTGCCGCGGAACCTCGGCGACTTCCATCGCGAGGGGCGACGCGTCGACCCTCGCTGCGACAACGTCATCCCCCGGCTCCGGAGAGCGGCGTAGATGGCCGACGAACAGCAGCACCGCGTCAGCCCCCGGTACTGGTCCGGCGCTCGCCGGGGATGGAACGACCGCGAGAAGTTGCTCGGCCTGTACCTGCTCACATGCGCGCACCGCAACACCGAGGGGCTCTACCACCTCCCGAAGGGCTACATCGCCACAGACCTGGGGTGGACGCCCCGACAGGTGGACGAGACGATTGCGCGCGTCACGGCCGACGGGCTCGCTCTCTACGACCCCGATGCGGAGGTCGTGCTTCTGCCGAAGGCGTTGAAGCGGCAGCGCCCGAACACGCCGCTTCAAATCCGGGGCGCGGTGCGCCGGCTCGCGCTCGTCCCGGACTCGCCGCTCTGGGAAGCCTTTCTCGAGGCATGCGACCAGTTCGCCCCCAGGCTTGCGAATGCAATCCGCGAACCCGACGAACCGCCACCCGATGACCATGGCAATACCCATGGCAATACCCATGGCGATGCGCAGCCGAATACCCAGCAGGCGCCTATGGGAATGCCGCTCGCGCGTATACGCGCGCAGGTCTCAAGCTCAAGCTCTAACTCAAGCTCAAGCTCAAGTAGTGGTGGCGCTATGAGCGACGAGGGACTCGTTGATGCGCCACCACTGCCATCACTGAGGAGAATCTCTTGAGACCTTCCCGGCTTGAAGTGCAGACCGTCGGCTGCCCTCGTTGCCTAGCCGAGCCGGGGCAACCGTGCCGTGGGCGCCGCGGCAACCGGCAGTCCAACCACCGGGAACGCGTCGATGGCTACCTCATGTCGACGCAGCCTCCGCCGCCGGAGACCAACGCCGACGAGCGCGCGGCGGAACTGCGGGCGATGCCGTACGGCGACTACCTGCGCACGCCGGAGTGGCGAGAGCGCCGACAGAACGCCATCGACCTCGCCGGCGGCCGCTGCCGGCTGTGCAACACGGACGAGCGGCTGCACGTGCATCACCGGACCTATGAGCGGCGCGGCTGCGAGCACCCCGACGACCTGACCGTGCTCTGCGAGGACTGCCACGCCCTCTTCCACGAGCACCGTGAGCTAGTGAGCAGGAGGGAGTGGAACGTGAGCTACGGGGCGTTCGTCCACGCCAGCATCCAGCAGCGCCGGCGCGATGTGATGGGCGGCCCGGATTGGCAGCACGCCGCCGAGCGGTTCGCGAACGACAACTTCCCCGACTACCGGGAATCCGCCGTCATCGAGCTGCTGCGGGCGATGCGGTGGCCTGACCGTCCCGTATCCGTGCCTGAGGTGCAGCGGGCGCTTCGCAACACCGGCGCGCAACCGGAGGCGGCGTGACTGTGCGCCGCGCCGACGACCGCCATGCGGCGGGTCTGCCGTTGGACGCGGTGGGTCGCCGGCCGCGTCTCGGTCCGCGCCGCCCGGGCTTTCTCGCGGCGCTCCCGGGAGGCGAGGCGGCGTGACGCGTCCACGTCTACTCGACTTGTTCTGCGGCGCAGGCGGCGCGGCGATGGGTTACCACGATGCAGGGTTCGATGTCGTCGGCGTCGACAAGGAGCCGCAGTCGAACTACCCGTTTGAGTTCGTTCAGTGCGACGCGCTCGGATACCTCGATAGCTTCGTCCGTGAGTTCGACGTCGTACATGCGTCCCCGCCATGCCAAGCGTTCACCGCCTACCAGCGCACAAGGCGAGTTGGTGGTCACCCTAACCTGATCCCCGCGACGCGTAGGCGGCTTAGGTCAGCGGCGATCCCGTACGTGATCGAGAACGTGCCGGGCGCCCCGCTCGAGAATCCGGTGCAACTCTGCGGGACGGGATTCGGGCTGGACGTGCAGCGTCACCGCCTATTCGAGAGCAACGTGCCACTCATGGGGATGCCCTGCGCGCACGGCCGGCACGCCCCGCGCTTCCCTGCGGCGACGAACCGCGGGAAGAACACGCGTCGCACCGTCGAGGTTGGCGTCTACCGCATCCCGCTCGACGTGCAGCAGCGCGCGATGGGGATCGACTGGATGACGCTCGAGGAGCTTTCGGAGGCAATCCCGCCCGCTTACACGGAATTCATCGGGAATCAGCTCGCCGAGCGCCTGTGGGAGGACGCGGCGTGACCGTTCATCGCCTCGGCCACATGAGCAACGGCCACGTCAGCGCGTACCCCGCCTCGACCGTGCGGGAAGCCCGCGAGCTCGCCGCCGCCGGGTGGAAGCCGTACGAGGGAGGCGAGGCGGCGTGAGCGTCGACTTCGGTTGCGACTGCTGCGGTGCCCCGGAGGCCGAGCACACCGGCAAGCACCTCACGTGTCCCGGGCAGGGCAAGCACGCCTACGCCAGCCTCAAGGTGGAGCGGCACCCGTGGTGCGACGACGGCCACCGCCTCACGGTCGTGCTTCGCTACGGGTCGCCGTACCCGCGGCTCATCTGCCCGGAAGGCGAATGCCGGTCGTTGCTGTTGTGCTCGTGCCGCGAGGACTCCTACCAGGACCCGAACCCGAACTGCGAGAGGTGCTGCGGCGAAGGAATCGACCCGAGCCGGCAGTGCTGGCTCCAGCACGTGATCGAGGAGATCGCCGCCGAGTGGTTCGAGCTCACGCCGTGGTGGCCGGAGATCGCCCTCGACAACGGCCCCGTCCCGATCCTGTGGCGCGGCGGGTGGGATGACCTTCAGTGGCGACCGCGAGAGCGGCAGGCGGTGGCGGCGTGACCGTCCACCAGCTCGGCCACATGAGCAACGGCCACGTCAGCGCGTACCCCGCCTCGACCGTGCGGGAAGCCCGCGAGCTCGCCGCCGCCGGCTGGAAGCCGATGGAGATCGTTCGCATCCTCGCTCGCCGTGGCGTTGACCCGTTGCCGTCGGCGGGAGCGGTGAAGTGGTGGCTGCGCGGCACGCTGGACATCGAGGCGCAGATGGAGGCGCAGCGTCGCCATAAGGCGCGCCGGAGCGCGGAGCGCAGCGGCGGCAGGATGCTCGGCGGCCGGCCGCGGACGCCGGAGTTCAAGCTCGCTCGTGCTCGGGCGCTGAGGGCTGAGGGGTTGAGTTTGCGGGCGGTCGCGACGGTGATGTCGTTCGATTTCGAGCCGGTGTCGGAGCGGCAGGTGAGGCACGCTTTGGAGGCGGGGCGGTGGCCGGACGCGACGGGAGAGAACGCGGCGTGAGCAGCGGGGACGGGATGGCGGCAACCGAGCGTTGCTGGTCGATTGACTTCTCCGATGGGCGCCGGTTCACCACCGACCCGGAGTTCGTTGACCTAGCGCGCGCGCAGGGGCTTGGGGTGCGCGAGTACGTGAGCGTTGATACAAACGATGTTGGGCCACTGACCTACTTTGAACGTGCTCTGAAGGCCGAGGCAGAGGTCAAGAGTCTGCGCAAGCGGTTGCAGCAGGCCACCGACGCGCTCGCGCGATTCGTCCCTCCCGGGGAGCCAACGCCATGAGCACGGGGCATCCGGGGTCGAGCCCGGAGTTCAACCTGACCCGACCCCGGTTGCTCGACCTCTTCTGCGGCGCCGGCGGGGCGGCTAAGGGCTACCACGATGCAGGGTTCGATGTCGTCGGCGTGGACATCGAGCCGCAGCCGAATTACCCGTACGAGTTCTTTCACGCCGACGCGCTCGCCATGTCGCGCGACGTGCTCCGCGGGTGCTGGCATGAGTCGCCACGCAAATCGGCTCTGGAGGGAATGCTGCCTCACTGCCTGGGCCGCTTCGACGCTGTCCACGCGTCCCCGCCGTGTCCGCGTTACAGCGACATCACGGGCCTCGCAGGGCGACGCGATGACCACCCGGACCTGATCGGGCCAGCCCGCCAGATGCTGCAGGCCACGGGCCTGCCGTACGTCATCGAGAACGTGGAGGGAGCGCCGCTCGAGAACCCGGTGCGGCTGTGCGGCACCTCGTTCCCCGGGCTTCGGGTGATTCGCCACCGCCTGTTCGAGACGAACTTCCCCGTGATGGTCCCGCCGTGCGGCCATCACCCGCTGCTCTACGTGCCGGACAAGCGGCGGCTGCACCAGGGCGAACTGGACGAGATGACCGCTTTCGTCTCCGTGACCGGCGGCGGGAATTGCTCAAAGGCCGCGGCGGCGAGCGCGATGGGCATCGACTGGATGACGAAGGACGAGTTGAATGACGCGATTCCGCCCGCGTTCACGGAGTACATCGGCCACTATCTCCTCGCCGCTGTGAGGGTTGCGAAGGGGGACCTAGCGGCGTGACGCGATCTGCCCGACTCGCCCCGGAGTCACGCCAAGTGTCGCGGCGACCTGCCGCTGCGTCCACGCGCCGCTCGCGAGCGCTTCACGCACAAGCTGGTTGCGGCGCTGGGCGGTTTCCTCGTAACGCCGAAAGGCAGCCCGGTGGGCTGCTTCGGCTTCGCGGAGCTGTTCGGCTGTCGGGGTCAAGCGATGACGGGGAGTTCGTGGCGCTCGACGTACGCGCGCAGCTCGGTCTCGGTCATGGCGCGCGCGGCGACGATCACGGCGGAGAGGCCGAGGCGGGCCGCGACGGCGTTGCGGAGGTTGCTCGCGCGGCTGCGCGCTTCCCGGTCGCTCGCGGCGAGGGCTGCGATGCGAGTGCCGTCGGCGAACTGGATGACGTGGTGGCTGTGAGCGGAGGTGTTCATGGACGGAAGAATAGGGGGCTAAGCACGCGGGCGTCAAGGGGGCTAAGCACGGCAGTAGGTTTCCTGACGCAGGACGCGACGGGAGAGGACGCGGCGTGAGCGGTCTCGATGAGAGCGCCGTGGAGCGTGCAGAGATGGCGCTGACCATGTTCGTGTTCCCCGGGGTCGTGGTTCCGCGTCGCGAGATGGCTGAGGCCGTTTGCCGGGCGCTGTCGCACAACGAGGACCCACGTATCGGGATCGCGAAGATGGTCGTGCGGATGCCGAAGGCGTGCTACCGCGACGACGACCGCGCGACGTACGCCTGCTCGCGATGCAATGGCACGGGCAAGGTTCAGCAACTCGGCTCCGACCCTGAGGACCCGTCGTGAGCAGCGAGCGCAGCGTCCGGGACCTCACCGCGGAAGCCACCCAGGCCACGGCGTTGTCGGAGGCGACGGGGGAGACGTTGACGACGCTCGCGCGGTTGTACGGCGAGGAGACCGCGGCCGAGGAGGCGGCGGCGTGAGCCTCCTGGATGATGCGCTCGCGAACGCCGCGCGGACGTGGGAGCACATGCTCAGCGAGCTACACCCCGAGCACACGTGGGTCGTCACCGTCGGGCAGTTCGATGACGCGGAGCGGGAGCGGCGCGCCGCCGCCATGATGCCGGCCACCGGCGATGCCCGCGCCGGCGACGATCACCCGAACTCGCGCCTCGACCGGCACGACACGCCCGCGGCCCGACCGAGCGACGAGCACGGTCTCGACGAGGCTGCGTAGGAGGCGGTTGCGATGCGTCACCGACATGCCCCGGTAGCGGTCCGCGATGTCAGCCGGCACGGACGGGACCCGCGCGGCGACCGTCGCTTCGAGGCCGGCGCGCGCATCGTCGACCGCGCGCTGACGGGCCTGGGCGCCCACCCGGAACGCCTCGGCGCCGATGTCGGCTGCGCTCACCGCCTCGACGTACGCGGCGAGCTCGCGCTCAGCGGACGCGACCGCGCTCCGGGCGCGCTCCACGGCGCCGTCGTCGCGTACCGCGCGGGTCGTGAGCCGCGCGAGCTGCGCGACCGCGACACGCTCAACGTACTCGTCGACGAGGCGCGCCGTGATCGCCGCGGGCGCCGCGCACCGTCCGGCGCTGTGGTCACGGTGGCACGCGTAGACCACATTGCTCGTGTTCATCCTGCTCATCAGATGCCCGCATCCGCAGCACCGGGCAAGGCCGGCGAGAAGCGCGACCTCCCGGTCACGCAGCGCGGGCCGGACGGTCCTCGGGATCTGCGCCGCGACCCACGTGTCCTCGGTGATCAGCGCGGGGTGAGCACTCGGGTTGATGTGGTCCCCGACGCGCAACTCGCCGAGGTAGACGCGGTTTCGCAGCAGGTGCCTCGTTCCGCTCGTCGTCATTCCGAGCGTCCGGGCGATGCTCGAGACGCTGTCGCCGTTGGCGCGCGCAGCGAACGCCGCTCTGACCCGGTTGGCGTCGCGGTTCGGCGCGAGCCGCCGGGTGCCGGGGTCCCGGCTGTAGCCGAGCGGCGTCTGCCGGCGCTGCCACACGCCCGCGGCCGTCGCCTCTCGGCGCAGATCCTCGAAGCGCTCGACATGTGCTTCGCGCTCGTCCTCGTGGATCGCGGCGAGGATGTTGCGTTGCAGGCGGCCACCGCGGGTGCGGGCGTCGATGCCTTCCTGCGCGACGATGATCTGCCCGCCCGCGGCATGGACGCGGTCGTAGACGCGCAGCTGTTCTTTCAGGTTGCGCCCGAGCCGGGAGAGGTACGCGACGATGATGCCGGCGTACCGGCCGCGCTCCACGCCTTCGACGGCGGCGAGCAGCGCCGGCCGTTCCTCCAGCGGCAGCCCGCCGGACACGTTCAGCTCCGGGGCGAGAATGTGGACCCGGTCGCCTTTAGGGACAGCTCGGTTGATGAGCGCGATCTGGTCGCGGTCGGCGTGGAAGTCTTGCGCGCCTTCGCGTCGTGCTCCCATGTGGCTGACGCGGACGATTCCGGCCCATTCCGCCATCGCGCGGAGCATAATAGGCGAATGACCGACCGAAACACTACGAACGCCGGTTCGCCTACAAGTCTGGCCGTGAGCGTCTATCGCTTCTTGGACGCCGACGGCCGACTGCTCTACGCGGGCATTACACGCTCCGGTCAGCGCCGATTCCGCAAGCATGCGGAAGAGAAGGACTGGTGGCCGCAGGTCACCCGCATCGACGTTGAGCACTACCCGACTGCCACCGAGGCCGTAGCGCGCGAGCGAGAAATCATCCAGACCGAACATCCCGTCTTCAATCGGCAGCACTGGGTCATCGAGCTCCACGACGACGAGGTCTCCGTCGATGAGGCAAGCCGGATTCTCGGCATCTCGTCGGGCGCGATCCGGCGGCTAGCTCGCGCCGGCACGCTGGCCGCTAGGACCGAGCGCGTCGGGTCCGCGATCCAGTACGCGATCAAGCGGGAGGCGCTCTAGATGCGCAGGTTCAAAGCCTTCGAGCCCGACTCAACCCCGCGTTGTGACTCGGAGCGACCGGGGGCGACTGGAGCCCCCGGGACTTCGGGCGTGAGCAGCGAAATCCAAGGCTGCTCCAAGGAACTCCAAGAATCTGGGCCTGGGCGACGCGGTAGCCAGCCGGTAGCCCGCCAGCTACCCAGTCCCGGTGCTGACGCGCGGTGCGCGTGTTGGCACCACGAAGGACGGCGACTTGGCTGGACCGAGGACGACCCTTGCCTGCGGCATCCGGCTGATGGTCCGCCTCCGGCCCTGCCTCCCGAGGAGGCCGCGTGACTTCTCAGCCGACGGCGGCAGCCGCGGTTCCTGCCGAGGGTGCTCCGCCGGCCACGCTGCGGTGTGCTGCGGCGGGCTGCGAGCCGCCGCGCCGCGCCACGGAGGAATGCGGGCCCGCGGCCATCCGGCGCGATGGCTCGGGGTCAGGGGGTGGGCATCTGCTGCCCGCCTTCGGGGGCAACGTGGGCAAGGAGGACATGGCATGAGCGTCATCGCTGAAACGCTTCCGGGCCGGAGGGGAGGTATTCGCGGGTTCGCCGTGTCGAATGCTCGCCGCCGCGTCGTTCTTCAGGATTCCGGCACGGTTCCGAAGCGCGAAGTTACCGGCGAATGGGGTGTGCGGTTCGGGACGGCGATGTATCCGGACTACGCGCGGGCGCATCCAACGGCCTGGGATGGCTCTCACGGCGGGTCTTTTCTGACCGCCGATGAGGCGGACGCGCTTGCCGAGTATCTCCGCCGCGCCGCGCAGTGGGCGCGAGCGCAGAACGTCTTCGACCATCCTGATGCCTGATCCTGTCCGCGTCGACACGCTCTCCCGCCCGTCGCTCTACTCGCGGGCGCAACTCTCGCGCGCCGTCCGGATCGCGGAGGCCCTCGGCCGCGGCCGGCGGGTGCTCGTCGAGCCTCCGAGGAAGGAGACCCCGTGAGTTGGTGGTTCGTGTTGCTGTGTGTCTACGGCCTGGCGTTGATGGCCGGGGTAGCTGCCCACGCGGATGGTCCGGAGCGGGGATTCGTACGGGATTGGCTCGTGATCGGGACTGCGCTTGCTGTGCCTGCCATGGCAGCTTGGGCGGTGGCGTCGTGATCGTGGAGCCCCCGAGGAAGGAGCCGCACCGATGACCGAAGGGGACGGAATGGCGGGGAGCGGGCATTCGCTCGAATCGCTGCTCGCCCTACAGCGAGAGCGGCGAGCATGCCATGTGCATCTTGTCGATGTGGGCCGAGAGGATTTCCGCCTCGCGCACACCGACGACGAGCGTGAGGCGGGCACGAACACTGAGGCGTGCCCGGTGCATCAGTGGCTCTGCGGCATGAGCGGGCCACCGGCCGTCGATGGCGTGTACGTAGTGATCCCGCATGTGCCCGACGCCTACTCGGAGTCCTATCCGGTGCCGTCCTACGAACTACTGCCGCTCGATCTGGTGGACCTCAATGTCCGCTAACCCATCTTCTGGGAAGACGAAGTCGCTCGCTGAGGTAGCCGAGCTCCTGCGGGTGGCTGCGGCGAGTGACAAGTGCGTCTGTGGCGAGACCGCCGGGCATGTCGGCTGGCTCGTCTGCGTCCTCTCCGGACCCGTTTCCCCCGGGGAGCCAACGCCATGAGCACGGAGAACAGGGGCGGAGAGGTGAGCTACAAGCGTTTCCGACCCGATGGGTGGCCGTACTGCCCGCGCTGCGACGAAGACGAACTGTGGAGCCCAGCGGTTCCGGCAACGGTCGCCACCATCGTCGGGTGTTATCGCTGCCGGTGGCGTCCCCCGGAGCCCGCGCCATGAGCACGAACGTGCCGGCGTACATCGCTCGAGCCATCGCCCGCGGCGCCGCACCGAAGGAAGACGCGTGATCCTCCCGGCAGCCCTCGCCCGGAAGGTCCTGCGCGGCGAGAAGACCGAGCACCGCATCCCGTTGCGCATCAACCGCGAGTTCAACTGCCCCCACCCCTGCCCGTACGACGTCGGCGAGGTCCACTCGCTCCGGTCCGCCCAAGGCGAACCCGAGCTCGGGTGGGTGCGCGTCGCCGCCCGCGCCCGGCAGACGCTCAACACCATCACCGCCGCCGACGCGCGCGCCGAAGGGCACCCGACTCTCCACGCGTTCGCTGAGCACTGGCTGTGCCGCTACGACCGCGGCTGGCCGCCCGCCGAGACCGTCCCGTGCGACGTCTGCGACGCCGACCAGGCCATCGTCCCGAATCCCGACCACGACCCGAGCGACCCCGACTCCGAGGAATGGGTTGCGTGCCCGCACTGCGACATGGGCGCCCTCACGCGCCCCGCTCGCGTCACCGCTCTCGTCGCGCTCGACGCCGTCGCCGCCCCGTACGGGCGCCGGCTGTGCTGGACCGTCACTCCCGCGCAGGCCCTCGAGCGCTTCCAGGCCCGTCATGGCCACAAGCAGGCGTGGGTCCTCACGCTCACCCCGCTCACGCAGCGGTTCCTCGACGCGAAGCCCGGCCGCGCCGGCGACTCAGAGCAGGACCGCGGCTACACCATCAACCCCGCTCGCGCGGTCCGCTCCGAGCACGAGGCGGTAGACGACCAGGAACTCGCGCGGCAGCGCGCCCGGGCCGATCAGCGGCGGTTGAAGCACCATCGCAGTGTGCAACGCGACCGGGAGCTTCTCGCGGCGGAGGATCGCCTCAGGGCCCTGTACGACAATCCGGTCGCTTACCGCAATGCCGCGGACGAGATCAAACTCGTCCGCAAGATGCTTCAGCACGGCCGCTCCGATAGTGCCGTTCTCATGGAGCTGCGGCGCGCGGAACGCAAGGCTCACCGTGAGGCTGCATGAAGCCGTCCGACTGGTGGGTACACTGCACCGCGAGCGTCAGAGGCCCTTCGCCCGCGCGTACCGCGGGTCGCCCCGAAGCACGCCGTACCCGGCCCCTGCCCGCATGACCCCGCGCGACGCCGCGAGCGGGCACCTCGGAAGCGTCCCCATCCGCCTCTACCGCTTCCACACTCCGACCCGCCCCCGGTGGGCCGCCCGCATCGACGTCGCCGCGATCGGCAGCCCGGAGGCGTACGGCGCGACCCCCGACGAAGCGCTCCGCGCGCTCGCCGCGCTGCTGACCATCGCGGACATCGAAGCGCTCCGGCGGCACACGGAGGCGAACGCGTGACCAAGGCGCAGCGGACAGCACTCGCGCACGTCGCTTTACTCGCCGAAGAATGCGCCCACCCTCGTTTCGGCACGAGAACACCCCTCGGGTCGGTCGTTCTCACCGTCAACGCGGGCTACGAGTGACTCGACATGGGATTCGGCGGGCCCGTGTGGCACGCAAGCGCACGAGGAGCAACTCCAGCGATGTCCTGGGCTATGGCCGAGCGAATGCTCCAAGGCGTCGGCGACGCGGCACTCGGCGAGTGGCGCGAAGCTGGCCACGGCGGCGTGGTGCACATCAGGCGCCGGCTCGCGCTCGGTGAGGCAGACCATCTTGTCGTCCGCGACATTCGCGGAACCGCTGAGCAGCGAATGCGCATCCGAGCGCTTCTGCGTGACGCGCCGCACCTTCGCCGCCTCGTGTCGTAGCCGATCCACGGGAGGCACCCGTGCCCCAGCAGGACCCCGACGGCCTCCTGCCGCAACAAGTCATCACCTACACCGACCCGCGCGGCAACACCATCATCTACGCCACCGGATACCGGTACGAGCAAGTCGGCTCAGCGGTCCTCGACTGCGAAGCGAAACACGGCAAGCCCGTCGGCGTCGCCAACGCCCAAGCCCCACTCCCGCGATGACCACCGTCTCCTGCCGCGACTTCGCCACCGTCCTGCTCATCGCCGCGTACCTCCTCGCCGCGGGCACCTGTCGCCGCATCTTCGGTGGATGGGCGCGACTCGCCTCACGCAAGCGACAGCCGATGGCGCCCGACGCGCCGGACAGCGGGGAATGACCACATGAAGCGCTGCTGCACCGCCACAACAAGGGCCGGGAAGCCCTGCCGCGCATGGGCGCTCACCACGGGCGACAAGTGCCTCGCGCACGACCTGGAAGCCCGAGAAAAGGCTAGGTTCAGCGGCGCGCAGCCCGGCTCCGGCCGCCCTCCGCGCCCCCGCGTCGTCGATGTCCTCCGCGAACGCATCGAGCGGGACATGGAACCCGTCATCGCCGCGCTCATCGACGCGCTCATCGCCGAACGCGGCGTCGTCGTCGGCAGCGGAGACGACGCGACCGTCGAGTTCGTCGCCGACCACGCGATCCGCATCGCCGCCGCCCGCGAACTGCTCGACCGCGCGTACGGCAAGCCACGGCAAGCCACCGAAGTCACCGGCCCCGACGGCGGCCCCATCACGCTCACCGTCCCCACCGACGGCGCCGACCGAGCCGCCCGCGCCGCCCAACTCCTCGCGACCGCCGGCGCCATCCCCGGGAGCACGAATGGCAACGGCCACCACAACGGCAACGGCCGCCACTGACCGCTACCTCGTCACGCCGCTCGGCGTCCCGCTTGCCCGCCCGTACACGCCGCACTACCCGCACCCGCCGCAAGAAGCGTTCCTCTGGCTCGACTGCCTCGAAGCGTTCTACGGCGGCGCCGTCGGCGGCGGCAAATCCGACGCGCTCCTCATGGCCGCCCTGCAGTACGCGCACGTCCCCGGCTACAGCGCACTACTGTTGCGCCGCACGCTGCCGGAGCACGAGCTTCCCGGCGGCCTGGTTCACCGTGCGCACATGTGGCTCGCCGACACGGACGCGCACTGGCGCGGCGACAAGACCACCTACAGCTTCCCGTCCGGCGCGAAGCTCGTGTTCGGGCACGGCGAGACCGAGACGCACATCCGCCGCTACTACGGGTCGGAGTGGCAGTTCATCGGCTGGGACGAGCTCACCGGGTTCCCCGAAGCGTGGTACCGGCTGCTGTTCAGCCGCCTGCGCAAGCCCGCGGACGGGCCGCTCGCTCGGGTGCCGCTGCGGATGCGCGCCGCGAGCAACCCCGGCGGGCCCGGCCATGACTGGGTGAAGCGCCGATTCATCGACCGGCTCCCCGCCGCCGACGACCCGGAGGACACGCCGGAGAAGGCTCGCGCCCGCATCTTCATCCCCGCCAGGCTGCCGGACAACCCGAGCGTCGACCAGGACGCGTACGCTGCGCCGCTCGCCGCGCTCGAACCGGAGGTCCGCGCGCAACTGCTGCACGGCGACTGGGACGCCCGGCAGCCCGGCGACTGGTACTTCGATGACCAGCATCTCTCCGCCGTCGCGGAGCGCGGTCGCGAGTTCGAGGGCATGCTCGCCGACGGCACGATGCCGGAGCCGGCCGGCGGCGTGCTGCATCTCGGCGTCGACTGGGGGGAGTCGACGCACGCGATCCTCGGATGGCCGCTGGAGGCCGGCGGGTTCTTCGTCGCCCGGGAGTTCGTGGACTACGGCGGGGAGCCGTCCGAGAAGACGCTCCGGATGCTGGCGTTGAACGAGTGGGAGTGGCCGTGGGGACGCGTGTTCTTCGATGCGGCCGGCGTGCAGTCGCAGCGGACGTTCAACGCGACCGCTGATCGGTTGCTCGGGTTCCGGCGGCCCGCGGCGAAGAGCATCCCGTTCGGCGCGCAGGCGCCACGGACCGCGACCGGGGCGCGGCGGTCGTTCAAGGGCGTCGGCTGCAGCTACCTGCGGCGTCTCGCTCGCCACACGCACGAGGGCCGGGTGCAGCAGCTCGCGATCAGCCAGCACTGCCCGGTGCTGCTGCGACAGCTGAAGCAGATCAAGCGCGACCCGGAGGACCCGACGGGCGCGTGGTGGAAGGACGACGACCAGCACGGCCCGGACGCGCTCGTCGCGCTTGTGGTGACGGCAGCGAACCGGTTCCGGGTGGGCGTGGAAACGACGAGGAAGGTGGCGGCCTGATGATCTCGACCTGCAAGCGGTGCGGGCACACCATCGACACCAACAACATCGACGACCAGGAGCAGGGCATCACCCGCGCCTGGGTGCCCGCGCAGGACGGCGAGGAGCACGGCCATTACGTCGACTACCACCCGTTCTGCCGCGGCATCGAGCTGAAGGAACGCCGCGAGCAGGCGGCGCAGGCGATCCGCGAGCAGCAGCCGAAGCGCGGGCGGCCGCGCGCCGCGGCGGGCGCCGGCGCCGGGCCGCAGGACGAGATGTGATGCTCCGCCGCCAGCGCCAACCCGTCACGCCGATCTGCGGGTCCTGCGGCATCGAGCTGATCCATCTCGACGGCAAGTGCCGCGGCTGCTTCTGGGAGGACCGTGCACGCGAGTTCCACGACGAGGTCCGCGCGCTGCGCCGAGAGAACACGCTGCGCGCGCTCGGCATCGACCCGCTGACGCCGTCCAGGGAACTGCCGGCCGACGTTCAGGTGATCCTCGCCGCGAGCGGATCACTGTGACCACGCACCGGCTGCGGATGCCGCCGCCGCTCACCGAACTCGTCGGCGAAGCCATCCGCCTCGGCTACGAAGTCCCCGAGACCGACACCGACGGCGACGTCGTCCACGCCGACGGCCGCATCTACCAGGCCGTCCGCGTCGTCCTCCGCGGCGAGGACCGACAGGAGATCGAGAGCGCGTGCCGCGTCGTCCCCGGCCCCGAGCCGCTCGACGAGCGCGTCCGGTGGGCGGTCCGGTCCGCGCTCGCGGAGGCGCTCAGGCTCGCGCGACTGCCGGAGGCGCGCACCACGACGGAGGACGGATGAGCCGCGAGTACGCCGACACGCTGCAGGACATGCTCGAAGCCGGCGACGAATGGCCACTCAAGCACGAGCAGCCCGTCATCGCCCGCGTCGCCGAATGGGCCGCGTTCAGCGAAAGCGACAGCCACGTCCTCCAAGCCGTCATCGGCTGGCAGGACGGCCGCCACCAGCACCTCCCGTACGTCGTCGACCCGCTCCCCGAACGCATCAAGGACGCGTTCGCCGACCTGATCTTCGGCGCCGAAACCGACTTCGAGGCCCCCGAAGGCGACGGCCAACAGGGCGACCAGGAACTCCTCGACGACGTCGTCGAGGAGAACGACCTACCCGGTGAGCTGCAGGCCGCCGCCGGCCGGTGCGTCGCCGAAGGGGAGGTGTGGTGGCGCATCTACGTCGACCGGGATGCGTACGAGCACCCCGTCGTCGAGTGGCACTCCCGCGCGAACGTCGTCCCTCTCTACCGCGGCAAGAAGCTGCTCGCCGCCGCGTTCATCTACGACCTCGACGACCTCACCCCCGACGCTCCCGTCGTCCGCGTCGGCGATGACGCCGACCCGCCCGGTACGCGCATGTGGCGCGTCGGTCGTGGCGTCACGGATGGCGACGATACCCGCTGGCGCTACGTCGAGATCCAGACCGGCGGCATGACCCGCAACCTGCTCTACAAGGGCGAGCGTGCGAAGCTCGGCGAACGCGAGCCGCTCACCGCTCACGAGGCGACCGCGGACCTGCCCGACGAGTGGCAGCACGGCCTCGAGGTCCGCACCCGGTCGGGTCGCGCCGTGCCGCTGATGCTCGCCGGGCGTGTCGCGAACGGTCGCGCCGGGCGCCTCGGCCGCTCCCAGTACGCCGGTGTCCGCGACCTGCTGTACGAACTGAACAAGGTGGCGAGTATCGGTGGCCGCAACGTCGAGCTGACGATGCAGAAGCGCGCCGTGATCGCCGCGGACGTCGTCAGCGCGATGGCGTCACCGCAGCGGGAGGGCGAGAGCGACCTGGACTACCAGCGGCGGCGTCGCATGAGCCTCCCGGACGCGTTCATGGCCCCGGCGACGACCGCGGCCGGCGCGGACGACATGGGCGACTCCAAGCCGATGGGCGTGCTGGAGTTCTCGGACACGTGGGCGGACGCGATGCTCGCGTGGGACGGCGGCCTGACGGACAAGATCCTGACGCGCTGCCGTGTCGCGCCGCAGCTGGTCGGCCGGCACACGGAGGACGCGGCGACGGGCCCGGCGTTGCGCGCGCGGCTGATGGACAGCGTGCTCGCGGCGGACGGGAAGGCCCGGGCGTGGGATGACGCGCTCCCGAAGATCCTGCGCGCCGTGCAGCTCGTCGACGCGCTCGCGGAGGAGTCCGGTGGGTGCGGACACGACTGGAAGCGCCCGGAGGAGCCGCCCGTGGTGATCCGGACGAGCATCCTGCCGGAGGACGAGGGCGAGGAGGCGACGCGGCACGCGCAGCTTGTCGGCGCTCGCCTGGAAGCGCGACGGACCGCTGTCGAAAGACTCAACGTGGAATGGGACGAGGATCGCGTCGAGGAGGAGATGCGGCTCATCGACGAGGACGGCGAGGGTCGCGTGTCCCCGCCGCCTGATCGCAACGGGCGGGCGCCGATGTTCGGCGCGAACGCGCAGGGCGGCACTGCAGCCGCCCCCTAAGACTTCGCCCTCACGGGCGGAAACCCCCGGCGGGCGCAGCCCCGCTCGCCGGGTCATCTGAGAACTCTGCCCTGGGCTGAGGGCAGAAAGGACCCATCGTGGCTACCACGGTGACCAGCAGCAACGGCAAGGCCAACAGCGCCACCCCTGACGTCGCGGCGATCCACATCGACCGCATCGCAGTCGAGGTCATCAGCGTGCCGATCATCGGGACGACACCGCTGATCGTGCACCGCTTCAGCGAGAAGGCGAAGCGGCAGATGCTCGACGCGATGCAGGGGCGCAAGACCCCGAAGCAGCCGAAGGACCCCGAGGCCGAGTACGAGGCCGCACGCTACCGCTTCCATGACGGCGGTGACGGCATTCCCGTCGTGGCGTTCAAGGCTGCCACGGTTGAGGCGAGCCGCTTCTACGGCAAGGACGTCACAAAGGTCGGCCTGCGGCAGTTCCTCTTCATGCGCGGCGAGGTCGGCAAGGACGGGCAAGCGCTCGCTCGGATCATCGGCGAGCCGAAGATGCGCGAGGACGTCGTGCGCGTCGGCCGCGGCGGCACGGACCTGCGCTACCGGCCTGAGTTCACCGAGTGGGCGACCACGCTTGAGGTTGTCTACGTCACGTCGGCACTTACGCGCGCGAGCGTGCTGTCGTTGATCGACGCGGGCGGCATGGGCGTCGGAGTCGGCGAGTGGCGTCCGGAGCGCGACGGTGACTTCGGCACGTACCGCATCGACCCCGCGCGGGACGTCGAGGTCATCGAGTGACCCTCCGCGACGCACTCCAAACGGTCTACGCCCGTCACGGCAAGCTCACCCCGCAGATCGTTGTTGACGAGGCGCGCGCGGCGCAGGATGAGGCCGGCCAACTGCTCCGTGGCAGGCTGGAATGGGACGATGCCGTGGCGGGAGAGGCGCATCGGCGCCAGCAAGCGCATGAGATGATCCGGTCGGTGCGCGTCGTCTACCGCGAGGCGACGGACAAGAAGCCGGAGCAGTCTATTCGCGCGTTTCACGCCGTACGCGGCAACGAGGGTCACGTCTACGAGCCGCTCGACAAGGTCAGTGCGGACCCGTTCCTGTCGCGGCTGGTCATGGCGGACATGGAGCGCGAGTGGCGCCAGTTGAAGTCGCGGTGGGAGCACTTCCGCGAGTTCATGGAGATGGTTCGGCGCGACGTGGACGCCGAAGCGGCGTAACGAAGGCAGGCAGCGCAGGGCGCGGCTCGGCGCGGTGAGGTGGGTCACGGCGCGGCAGGCTCGGCAGGGCTGGGTGCGGTATGGCAAGGCGTGGCGCGGCAGGCAGGGCTAGGTTGGGCAAGGCAGGGCCCGGACCGGCTGGGCGTGGTCCGTTGTGGCGATACTCGGCACGGCAGGCCAGGTTCGGTGGTGCTTGGTAGGGCCGGGATCGGCACGGCGCGGCGTGGCAGGCTCGGAATGGCAGGTTGTGGCTAGGCCGGGCACGGTTGGGCCGGGCATGGCACGGCGGGTCAACGAAAGGACGGTCCGATGGCGCGACGCGCCAAGTCGCGCACAGGGACGTGGCGATGGACCGGCACGACGGGCCGCAAGCGCGCCCGGCGCACCGCCAAGCTCCCCGCCACCGTCAAGAAGCCGCCGCCGCGGGAGAACCGCGCGCCCGCGAAACGCCCGCACCGGCCGCCGAACGCCGTCGAACAGCGAGCGCGCGTCAACTTCGATGCGCTGGAGCGCGCGCTCGACAGTGGCATCGCGGGACTCCTCGACGACTGGAAGGCCATCAAGGCCGACCAGATCGCGGAACTCGCCGAGCAGATACGCGCCGCGGCCGGCAGCCCCGTCGCGCTCGCCGGCATCACCGCCACCGCCCGCGGCGCCGACATCCTCCTCGACGCGCTGCGTGCCGTCACCGAGGCCGCCGGGCGCGAAGCGATACGGGAAGCCAACGCGCAGGGCGTCACCATCCCGCCGCCCGACACGACCGAGCTGGAGCAGCAGCTCGAGGCCCGCGCGAACGCCGCCGCCACACTGCTCGCCCGGTCACTCTCCGAGGCCGCCGCCCGCCGATCCGTGCACCTCGCCGGTCCCGCCATCGCGCCCGACGACGTCGCGCAAGCGGTCACCGGGCACCTGGAGGGCCTGTCGGACAGCTACCTGCGCGACCAGTTCAACGGGCTGCTGACGGGCGGCATGAACGCGGGGCGCACCACGGTGATGGGCGCCACGGACGCTCCGGCGCGGTACTACAGCTCGGCTCTGCTCGACTCCGCGACCTGCCGGCGCTGCGAGCAGGCGGACGGCAAGGAGTACGACTCGCTCCTGGAGGTCCTCGCGGACTTCCCGACGTCCGGCCGCGCGGACTGCCTCGGCGGCACGCGCTGCAGGTGTAGCCCCATAGCGATCTTCGAGGAAGCCAAGCCGTCGAAGCAGTAGGAGGCCGTGATGCCGAAGAACTCCGTCGCGCCGCGCAAGGCGACCAAGTCCCGCAACCACTCGACGGGCGTGCAGCGCCGCTCCGGCGGTCGCGCGCTTCGCGTCGGGCCGCTGCGCCACAAGGGCGCCCGCAGAGCGCGCGCCCGGTAGCACCATGCCGTTCCGGTCCGAGCGCCAGCGCCGGTTCCTCTGGGCGCGCTACCCGAAGGCCGCTCGGAAGTGGGCGCACGGCCGCAAGACCCGCAAGAGCGACTGGCGCAAGAAGCCGCGCAAGAGGCGCCGATGACAGTCTTCAAGCTGTTCCACAGGCTCCATCAGCGGCGCGCGTGGGACTTCAGCGGGATCGCCGACAAGGAACGGCGCAAGGTGCTGCAGGGCGCGCTCGACGCGTGCGACTACCCCTTCTACCGGATCAGGAAGAGGACGGGGAAGCGAGTGCCCTGCACCGTCGCGGACCTGTCCCGCTTCGCCGCGCAGCTCGACGCGAACGGGCATGGCCACGTTCATCGGCACATCGACCTGGAGGACCTGACGAAGCACGGGCACGAAACGGAGCACGGGCACCTCCTCGGCGGCCCGAACGTGTACGACATCGGCGCAGTGCCGACCCCCGGTGAGGCGCGTCGCGCCGTCCTCGGTCTCTACTGGTTGCCGACCCGGGCCTACCCCGCCGGACGCGTCGAGATCCACGACGACTGCTTCCTCGCTCCGGACCTCGCCCGGGAGGTGTTCCTCGCCGAGAGCGCGCACGCCGTCGACTACGGCGCGATGACCGACGAGCAGCGCGCGCAGATCGCCGCCGCCTACCACGACGAGCCGGACGAGCAGGGCCACGTCTCCGACTGGTTCGAGGAGAGCGGCGAGCAGGACTACTGGAACTGGGCCGGCGAGAGCTTCATGGAGGGCTTCACACAGGCGTTCGCCCCGTCATTGCCGACGCCGCTCGCGGACCGCCAGCAGTTCACGCACGAGACGACCCCGGAGATCGCGGCGCGCATCCGCGAGATCCTCCTGTGACCGCCGTGCGCGAGGACGCTGCCGCGCTCGACCACGCGCGGGCGCTCACCCGCCGCGTCCACATCGGCGCGCTGTACACGAACGGCCGTGATCACGCCGAGGTCGTCAAGACCGACGCGCTCGGGCACATCCACCTACGCGATCTGCGTACCGGCCAGCGGTTCGGGCGCGGCATCCACGCGTTCCGCCGCGACTGGTGGCGCGTCCGGTGATGCACGAGGACGCCGACCGGATCGCGACCCGCCTCCAGGAGGCGCTCGACGCCCGGGGCATCGAACTCACGCACCGCGACCTCGCGGCGGCCGTCGAGGAACTGCTGCGCGCCGAGGTGATCTTCCCCGGCCCGTCCGTCTACCGGGACGCCGAGAAACCCTGACAAGCCTCGCCGGCCGCTGCGCCGGCGGGACCCCGGCGAGCGCCGCCACGTTCGCCGGGCGCCCTTCAAGTGCCGCTCCTGGCGGTGAGCGGAAAGGACCCGATGCGCCTCGTAGCGCTCCTGTGCTGGTTCGACGAGAAACCCGAGTTCCTCGCCGACACCGTCCGCAGCCTCGCCGCAGCCCAGGTGGACGCGCTCGTCGCGCTCGACGGCGCCTACCGGCTCTACCCCGCCTCACAAGGCAGGCAGACGAGCCCCGTCGAGCAGTGGAACGCGCTCGTAGACGCCGCCTACGACACCCGACTCCAATGGACGATGGCCGAGGGGAAGCCCGGCGGGTGGGAGTCCGAGTGCGAGAAGCGCACCGAACTCTTCCGGCTCGCCGAGCGCCACGACCCCGACTGGTACCTCGTCATCGACGCCGACGAAGTCATCCTCCAAGCCCCCGCGGACCTGAAGGACCGGCTCGCCGCGACCGGCAAGGACTACGCGGACTTCCTGTCGCTCGAGCACACCGCGCCGACGTTGCACGCCGAGTCGGAGGACGGCGCGCCGATCATCCTCGCGCAGCGGTACGTGAAGCCGCGCCGTGGCCTGATCCGCGCCGTCCCGGGGATCGTCGTCGGGCCGGCGCACTACGACTACTTCACGCCGGACGGCCGGAACCTGTGGGGCGGCGAGTACGGCGACCCGCTGCAGGTGCGCGACATGGTGATCGACCACCGCAACCGGCTTCGCGCCCCGGAGCGGATGCAGGCCGCGATCGCGTACCGCGACGCCCGGGACGCCACCGGGATCGAGCGGGTGCCGGCGTGACCTCGTTTCGCCTCGCGAGCGTCGTCGTCGACGGCGAGGACTGGACGCGCGAGTTCCAGCGCTACATGGCGCTGCCGTACACGCTGGCCTGGTGGCGGCGACTTCGGCGCGGCGTCGCCCGCGACCTCCGCGCCGCTTGGCGCGACGCGGCGGGGACGGTGGCATGACGACGCTCATCTCCGCTCCGCACACGACGGCAGCGCTCAGCCGGCCCGAGACTCTCCCCGGTGTTCCGTTGGCTGTGAACGGGGCGCACGTGCTCGTCACCGGCAGCGGCGGATTCATCGGTCAGCGCGTGGTGGGGCTGCTCACCGCGCACTGGGCATGGCCGGTGTCATGCGAGCCGCCGGATAGGTGCGTGCTCGACCCGCGGCTGCTGCCCGAAGCCGACTGGTGCATCCACCTCGCCGCGCACAAGTACGCCACCACGGCCGAGGACGCGCCGGCGCACGTCGCCGACCTCAACATCCGCGGCACCCAGAACGTCGTCGACCGCTACGGCCCGAACGTGGTGCTCGCCTCGACGTGCAAAGCGGCGGACCCGATGACCGTGTACGGCGCGTCGAAGCTGATCGCCGAGCGGGTCGTCCTGAACGCCGGTGGCCGCGTCGTCCGGCTCGTCAACGTCATCGGCTCCACAGGCAGCGTCGTCGAGCAGTGGGCGCAACTTCCGGAGCACGCCCCTGTCCCCGTGACGGACTGCTACCGCATGTGGATGACCCGCCGGGAAGCCGCCCGGCTGCTGCTCGCGGCGACCGCCTGGCCGTCCGGCCGCTACGCGCTCGACCTGCCCGGGCCGGAGCCCGTGTTCGCGATGGCGGCACGCCTGCACCCGGGGCGCCCGACGGTGCGCGTGCCGCTGCGTCGCGGTGACCGGCGCGTCGAGCGGCTCGTCGCCGAGTCGGAGATCGCGGAACCGTGGGTGCCGGGCGTCATCCGCATCGAGCACCCGGCGGACACGTGAGCGCGGTGCAGAAAGCGAAGGACACGCTGCTGCGGGCGCTCGATCAACTCGGAGCCGCTGAGCGTGACCTCGACGCGCCGCCCGACCGCGTTGACTTGATCGTCGTCTACTCCATCGGCCGCGAAGACCCCGACGACGCCGGTGCGTACCACGAGGTCGGCGGGTGGTCGTCCACGGCGGGCCCGAAGTGGATGCACGCCGCGATGCTCAGGCGCGCAGCGCAGTCCTTCGACGACGCGGCTGTCGCGTACGACGATCCGCCCGACGACGAAGAAGAGGACTGAGTCATGCCCGCTAGAGACACCGCCGTCTTCATCCGCGTTACACCCGGCGAGAAGAATCAGATCCAACTAGCAGCAGCGGCCCACCGCGTCAGCATCAGCGAATACATCCGCCAGCAAGCATTGGTGGAAGCGCCGGAGAACGCGCTACCTACACGGCAGCGACTCGAATGCCTGCAGTGTGGGCGCAAAGGCTATGAGTACGTCAAGCTCACGGCCGAGGGTGAGGCCGACCCGGGGCTAGTCGACTGGATCAGGAACCACACCGCTTCAGTCATCTGCCCCGCATGCCAACGGGCGGGCGTCGAGACCCGCTCGACGACGACGGTCAGTAGTTCGCCCTGACCCCCAAGGGCGCGGCCAGCGGTGGCCGAGACAAACAGCACCGGGGGAACGAAAGGAGCCCATCGTGGCCGACGACCCGACGCCCGACCCGACGCCGGAGCCCGATCCGCCCCAGCCGGACCCGCAGCCGAGCCCGGACCCTGAGCCCGACCCGGAGCCCGGCGGCGATGAGGCCGCTCGGCTTCGCGCCGAGAACCAGCGCCTGAAGCGCGAGGCCGCCCAGCGCGAGAAGGAACGCCGCCAAGCCCAAGCCGAAGCCAAGAAGGCCGAGGACGCCCGCAAGGCCGAGCAGGGCGAGTGGCGCAAGCTCGCCGAGGAACGCGCCGAACGCATCACCGAACTGGAAGGGCAGATCGCCGAGCGCGACCGCCGCGACGCCGAGCGCGACCAGCGCACCCGCGTCGAGCAGGCCGCGGAACGACTGAACTTCCGGCGCCCCAAGCGCGCGTACGCGCTGCTCGTCGACGAACTCGGCCCCGACAAGGCCTCCGAGACCCTGGCGGACGACCAGCTCACCGACGCCGCGTTGAAGCGCCTCGCTCGCGCCGAGCCCGAGCTCGTCGACCAGACCCGCCGCACCGGCGCCCCGATGAACGGTGGCCGCCCGGGCACCCAGGCCGACCCGGCGAAGGCGCTCAACCAGGACCTCGCGCGCCTCCTCGGCGCCGAGGTGCAGTAGTACCGCAGGACTCCGCAGCACCATCCCCCGGACCCGCAGGGGGCAGGCGTCGGCGCCTGAGCCAAACAGTCCCGCGGGCTGACAGGAGCGACCCGACCACGGGCCGCACCCACCAGCTACCAGCCCCACGCGCACGCGTCGGGCCGGAGGACTCATGGCCAACCAGATCCCGCTCAGCGGGGCGTCCAACGCCGCCGGCGCGTACCTGCTGCCGGATGCTCAGGGGGCTCTGCTGACCAACGGCCTCCTCAAGGAGGCCGGCGCCATCGAACTGTGCGGCGACGCCCGCGCCACCAGCTCACGCCGCGAGGTGTTCCCGATCTATCTCGGCCAGCCGACCGCCTCGTTCGTCGGGGAGGGCGCCCGCAAGCCCGTCACCGGCGCCGAGCTCGGCCAGGCCACGCTGACCGTCAAGAAGGTCGCGACGATCGTCCTGATGACGGACGAGCTCCGCGAGGACCTCGCGAACGGCGACTTCGACGCGCTCGTCGACGGCGGCGTCCGCACCGCCATCCGCGACGTCATCGACGCGAACATGGTCGGCAAGGCCGCCGGCGCCAACATCACGACGAACTTCGACAACGCGCTGCGCGCCACCACGGCGACCGTCGAGCTCGCGAACACCGGCGGCGACCGCCTCCGCCTCGCGATCAGCGCCGCGATGGGCATCCTCGAGGCGAACGGGTACGGCAACCCCGCCAACATGGGGCTGCTGCTCGCCGCCGACATCAACCAGCACGTCCGCGACGCGCGCTCCGCCGCCGACGCCACCAACCCCGTCTACGACGACGCCGACCCGTTCTACGGCATCCAGCGCGCGTTCTCGACGAACCTCAACACCATCTCGACGACGACCGCGGCCGGCAAGATCGTCGCGTTCCTCGTCCACCGCCCGAACCTGCACCTGCGCATCCGGCGTGACGTCACCGTCGCCGTCACGAACGAGGCGACGGTCAACGACGGGACGTCCGACCGCTTCCTGTTCCAGGAGGACATGCAGGGCCTGCGGTGGGTCACGCGGATCGGGTTCGTCGTCCACGACCTCAACCGCGCCGTCATCGCGATCACCGACGCCGCCTGATCGGGCGCGCGTCAGGAAGGAGCAGAGCCATCATGGCCGAGAAGCAGAGCGGCGGCGAGCGCGTGGACCGCAAGGCCGGGACGCGCACCGTCACGCCGCGCGACGGCGCCCCCGAGGGGTCGCCGCTGTCCGTCACCACGCCGACCGGCGTCGAGCCCGGCCCGGACGTCTCGAACGCCGACGTCGACCTCGCGTCCGTGTCGCTGGACTCCAACGACTCGAAGGTCGTGCGAGCGCCGGAGCAGAACCCGCTCGACCTGCGGCCCGCGCCGGGCCCGCAGTCCGTCGAGGTCCTCGGCACGCCCGGGGACTCCGGCAAGTCCTGAGCGGCCACGCGGCTGCTCGGCGCGTGGGGCGTCGCCGTGGAGCGCGGCGGCGCCCCGCCCCACCACGAAGCCCGTAGGGGGCACGGATGGCGTCAGCGTACCCAGGGGCTCTCGATTCGCTCGCGACCAACAAGGCGGACGCGACCGCCGCGCCGACCGACCACCCCGCGCATCACAACGATCTAGCGGACGCCGTCAACAAGATCGAGACTGAGCTCGGGACGAACCCGTCCGGCAGTGCCGCTGACGTCAAGACGCGCCTTGACGCGACGCTCACGGTCCGCAAATCGGCTGACCAGACGTTCGCCAATCAGACGCTCGCGAACGTCAACGACCTGTCGTTCGCGATCGGCGCGAACCTCGACTACGCGTTCGATTTCACGGTCATGTACTCGGCGGGGTCGGCGCGCGGCATCCGGTTCGCGTGCACGATCAGCGGCACGAACACCCGCATCTCCTACGCCGTCGAGATCTTCGGGATCGGCGCCGACGGCACCGACTCCACGACGCAGGGGACCGGCACGTCGAGCGGCGACGCGGTTGCGTCGGCGGCGGCGCAGACCGGTAGCCACATCGCTCGCATCCGAGGGATCGTGTCGCAGGGCAACGGCGCCGGGACGTTGCAGGTCCAGTCCGCTCAGGGCTCGGGCGGCACGTCATCGACGGCGACGGTGATGAAGGGTTCCTTCGGCGTGCTGTGGGCGCCCTGATGGCTACGCAACTGTCACAGGCGGTCTGGGACGCGTGGATGGCGTGGCGGCCCGGGCACGACCGGTACAAGTTCAACGGGGCTGGGTGGAACGGCACCGTGTCGGAGGTGCAGGCGGGCGACTATCTCCCGGGGCTGCGAGCGGACGTCGTTTCGGTGTCGGGCACCACGACGCGCACGTTGACGTTGAATCGCGGGGGGGTTCAGTTCACGGTGTCGTACACGGGGACGACGCCGATCGTCTTCGGCAGGTAGCGGCGTGCCGTTCCGGTCGAAGATCCGCAACGGTGTTGCCTCCTCGGCTACCTGCACGATCGACGCGCCCGCGAACCTGGCGGAGGGCGATCAGCTCACGCTGATCATCGCGTCGAACGCGACGTCGGCGACGATGCAGACGCCGCCGTCCGGCGGCTGGACGCTGGCTTCCCCCGGCGGCGAGGTCGCCGCGACGGACTTCCGCTGCTGGCTGTACACCAAGACCGCTGAGGCCGGGGACGTCGGCGCGTCCCCGATGACGTCGTGGACGCTGTCGGCGGCGGCGACGCAGTCCGCGCTCGCGATCGCCGACGAGGACGAGGCGTTCGACGAGTTCGCTTCCAACGAGTCCGCGGCCGCCACGTCGGGCCCGCACGCGAGCCCTTCGATCACGCCGTCGGATGACGGGGCGATCGTCCGGACGGCGTGGCTGATCGACCGGTCGAGCACCGAGACGATCACGCCGGACGACCCGGCGCTCCAGGACCCCCCGGCGCTGATCGAGCAGGCGTACGCCGACTCGTTCGCGATCACCGTCGTCGAGCAGACCCAGGCGACCGCGGCGGCGGTCACGGAGGACGCGAGCGCGACGTCGTCGCAGGATTGGGCGTCGTTCGCTTGGTCGCTGCTCGGTGTCGCGGCGCCGCCCGGAGCGCCCGGCGAGTACGGGTACGGGACGTACGGGGCCGGGGACTACGGGCCGAACTTCGGTAGTGGCGCTGCGACGGTCTCACAGCGACTTCGGCAGCCGCACACCGTCCGCGTCGCAATCACCGGCCGCGCGCGGCAACCGCACGCGGCACGCACCAGCGTCACCGCCGCCCTACGCGAGCCGCACGCCGTCAGGGCCGCCGTCACCGCCGCCCTGCGGCAACCCGCAGGCGTCAGAGCAAACCGGACCGGGCAGCTCCGTCAACCCGCCGGCATCCGCGCCGCGCTGACGGGCGCGCTTCGCCAGCCAGCCGCGGTCCGCGCGACAGTCTCACAGCGACTCCGGCAGCCGCACGCCGCGCGCGCCGGAATCACCGGCCGGCTGCAGCAGCCGCACGCCGTCGCCGCCGCAGTGACAACGCGGCTCCGGCAACCCGCGGGCGTCCGCACGACCATCGCCGGCGCGGCGCGGCAGCCGTTCACCGCGCGCACACCGGTCAGCCAGCCGAACCGGCAGCCGCACAAGCTCTTCACGGTCGCGCAGGCACGGCTCCGGCAGCCCGCCGG